AGGCGATACGCTTCATATTCCTAGCCCCACTCGTGGTGCAGCATTCGCTAAAGCAGCTAACACTGCTGTTACGATTCAGGCGAACGTTGAGTCTGAAGTGCAGGTTACCATTAACAAGCACTACGAATACTCACGTTTGATTGAGGACATCGTCGAAGTTCAAGCACTTGCCTCACTTCGTCGTTTTTACACTGAAGATGCTGGTTATGCATTGGCTACGCAGGTTGACTCTGATCTAATCCAGATCGGTCGTCTCTTCAACGGCTCTCATGCCGCTGGCGCTACTGGTGACTACAGTGTGTCCGGTACAACCACTGCCTACATCGGTGGTGATGGTACTACAGCCTTTGTTGGTGGTGCTGGTGCTGGTAACGCAACTGCACTAACTGATGCTGCTATTCGTCGTACGATTCAGCGTCTTGATGATGCTAACGTACCTCAAGATGGTCGTTACTTGGTTATCCCTCCTGTTGCTCGTAATACCCTCATGGGTCTTGCTCGTTTCACTGAACAAGCCTTTGTTGGTGAGCAAGGTGGTAACAACACCATCCGTAACGGTCAGATCGGTGATGTGTACGGTGTTAAAGTGTTTGTTAGCAGCAATGCTGACACTGCTTATGCTTCGTCCGGTACTGCTCCTCGTGCTTGCTTGATGTTCCACAAGGACGCAATGGTTCTTGCAGAGCAAATGGCTGTTCGCTCACAGGCTCAGTACAAGCAAGAGTACCTTGCTACGCTGTACACTGCTGACACGCTATATGGTGTTGCAGAGCTTCGTAACGATGCTGGTATTGCTTTGATCATCCCTAGCTAATAAAAGCTAAAGAGGGGCTGCTTCGGCAGCCTCTTTCATATAAGAGGTTACTATGGTCACTTTTAGATGCAAATGGTCAAACAACTTAATGAATGTTGAATACGAATACGACATTGAGCAGATGCGTAGGCATCCAGACTATGAAGAAGTAAAAGAAGAAGATAAAAAACAAGAAAGTAAAGTTAAGGTCACAAAGTCAACTAAAGAGGATTGATTGTGTCTAACTATACCAAAAGCACTAACTTTGCTGCTAAAGACTCCTTACCAAGCGGTAATGCAGGAAAGGTTGTAAAAGGCACTGAGATCAACACAGAGTTTGATAACATAGCTACGGCTATTGCTACTAAAGCAGATCTAAACTCTCCTACACTTGTTACACCTAACTTAGGTACACCATCAGCAGCAGTGTTGACTAATGCGACTGGATTACCATTAACGACAGGTGTTACAGGTACGCTTCCAGTTGCTAACGGTGGTACTGGTGCTACTACCTTTAGTGCAGGTGCTTTGTTGAAAGGTGCTGGTACGTCAGCAATTACTACAGCTACTTCAGGTACTGACTATGCCCCTGCTACAACAGGAACTTCAGCACAGTTATTAGCTAATAATGGTAGTGGTGGTTTCAGTAACGTAACTGTTGGTAGTGGTCTATCTTTATCCGCTGGTACACTTTCAACAACTGGTGGAGCATCAATCTCTGCTGGTGATTCCAACGTCACTGTTAGCGATACAGGATCAAACGGAACCGTTACTGTTCAGACTGACGGCACCGAGCGGTTGCGTATTGACTCCGCAGGCAACGTAGGGATTGGGGTAACGCCGAGTTCTTCTTGGTGGACAAATAGTAGAGCACTTCAAATTGGTCAGTCAGCTGCAATTGAAGGCCGTAGCTCTCAATCTCTTATTTCTATTGGTTCAAATTACTATCTTAATAACTCTCCGCTTGAGTACAGGTATTTAACCACGGAAACGGCCACTCGGTACGAACAGTTAGCTGGAGAGCATCGCTGGTTCACCGCAGCCTCCGGTACCGCAGGAAACGCCATCACATTCACACAGGCGATGTCGTTGAACGCAAGCGGCGGTTTACAAACACTAAACACCATTGGCGTAGGCAACGCAACCCCATCAACCTCTGGCGCAGGCATCACCTTCCCAGCCACGCAATCTGCATCCTCAGACGCTAATACGCTGGATGATTATGAAGAGGGTACTTGGACACCGAGTATTGGTGGCACTGCTACTTACACGACACAAACTGGGCGGTACACCAAAGTTGGTCGGCTTGTCACTGTTGATTTTATTTTGGTCGTAAACACCATCGGAACAGGTTCGACGCAAGCTATTTCGGGCCTTCCGTTTTCAGCAAACGGGACAATCAAGAGTATTGGTTCTGTTGGGTACTTTGCTTCTTTGGCTACCAATGTTTTGTTCATATCTGCGTACACTCCGGTATCCAGCACAACCATTGCTTTCCAGTCTGCAACCGCAGCGGGAGGTACTGCAACACTTGACCCGGCTATTTTTGGTAATAGCGCAAGAATTGAAGGAACGATTACTTACTCCGTTTAACCACGCCGGACTAGTGTGATCGGATTAACGAAAGGAACTTAAATGATTACCAAAGAAACCGTAGTAGACCAGATCACTGTCGTTGAGAACGGCATTGTTCTTTACAGGGAAGCTACCCGTATCATTGAGGACGGTAAAGTCTTAACCCAGACCTATCACCGCTCATCCCTAACACCAGGGCAAGACCTCACAGACCAACCAGAGAAGGTGGTAGCGATTGCTCAAGCAGCGTGGACACCAGAGGTTGTAGCAGCCTACGAAGCAGCGCAGTTGGCAGCACAACCAAATCCTTAACATGAGACCTAAGGACAACAAACATGGCTCTCCAAGCTGATGAACATATCAAACAAGTTGGAGATGCTGTCTCAATCCTCACCGTGGTGGGGACTTTGGCTGAACTGCTACCAGCAATAGCTGCAATCTTGACGATTATGTGGACTGCTATTCGTATATGGGAAACAGATACCGTTCAATGTATGTTTAGACGTAAGAAGGGGAATAAAAATGCCAATGGTAGCGAATAAGAAGTTTCCTTACACAGCTAAAGGTAAAAAGGCTGCTGAAGAGTATGCATCAAAGAAAGCAAAGAAGATGCATGAGAAGAAAGAGTCTAAGGCTATGAAGGCTAAAGAGAAGAAGATGGGTTATCCAACATGAAACAGAAACCAGCTAAAGTACGTAAAGTTATGAGAGAGTACAAAGAAGGTACTCTACACAGTGGCAAAGGTGGTCCTGTGGTTAAGTCTCGTAAGCAAGCAGTTGCTATTGCTTTGTCTGAAGCTGGTATGTCTAAGCCAAAGAAAAAGAAATGAAAAAGGATTCTAGGCTGGAAAGAGCAGGAGTGTCTGGATATAATCGCCCTAAAAAAACCCCAACACATCCTACTAAATCTCACATTGTTGTAGCAAAGGACGGTGATCAAGTTAAGACGATTCGGTTCGGTCAACAAGGTGTTTCAGGTTCTCCAGAAGGTTCTGCTAGAAATAAATCATTCAAGGCTCGCCACGCTAAGAACATTGCTAAAGGTAAGATGTCTGCGGCCTTCTGGGCTGATCGTACTAAATGGTAGAATTATGTTAGTACAGAAACAATTAAGGTGAAATGGTAATGGCTACATTCTTAGACTGCATCAATGGTGTTCTACGCCGTATACGAGAGACAGAGGCTATCACGCCAACTGATACAGCCTATGTTAAGTTAATTGGTGATTTTGTTAATGAAGCTAAGAGAGAAGTTGAAGATGCTTGGAACTGGTCTGTGCTTCGTACAACAAAGACAATCACCACTGCTAACGGTACACAGAACTACGAAATACCTACCACTAATCCAAGAGCAAGGTTGTTAGTGGTTTACATACCATCGCTGAAGAGAGATCTTCAGCAAGCTACACAGAATCAAATGCATGAATGGAATAATCTTCAAGGTTCAGTGAATGGAGATCCTTTTTATTTTTCTATTGGTAACAGCACATCATCTACTGGTGTTATTACTCTTGATCTATGGCCTATCCCATCGTCAGTGCTAACGGTAAAGGTAGACTGTGTTATACCACAGGCTGATTTGTCCGCTGGTACTGATGTTGTTTATGTCCCTTCAGAGTTAGTTATCCAAGGTGCTTATCTTCGTGCTATCAATGAACGTGGTGAAGATGGTGGACGTTTAAGCGAACAACAAGCTGATCTATACCGTAAAGCAGTGGCTTCTTATATCTCTATTGAAGCAGAGCGTTACGGTGATGAAACAACCTGGGAGTGGTCATAATGGCTGCTGAGCTACAATCAGTAAGTATTGTTGCCCCAGGCTTTGCTGGTCTCAATACTCAAGACTCTTCTGTAGCTTTACCTAAAGAGTTTGCACTTCGTGCTGAGAATGCTGTTATTGACCAATATGGTCGTATTGCAGCTAGGAAAGGTTGGGATAACGTTAACACTACGTTAGGTTTTAACGGTGAAGAACCATCATTGATCTTTGAGATTGTTAAGTCTGATGGTACTACAGTCATCGGTTCTATTGGTGATAAGAAGATCTTCACTGGTACGACAACACTTACCCAGGTTTACTCTGATGCTACCTGGACAGCACAGAACTGGAAAGCAGTAAACTTTAATAGTCATACTTACTTCTTTCAACGTGGTCATGATCCATTGTTGTATGATCATGTTGGTAACACATGGCAGAAGATGTCAGCCCATGCTTCCTATTCAGGTACTGTGCCATTAGCCAATGAAGTGTTAGCAGCTTATGGTCGTCTATGGGTTGCGGACACCACCACAGATAAGAAGACAGTTACTTGGTCAGATTCATTGATTGGTTATAAATGGAATGGTGGTACTCATGGTTCTATCAGTATTGAATCTGTCTTAACTAATGGCTCTGACAGTATCACAGCCTTAGCAGCCTTTAACGGCTTGTTGATCATATTCTGTAAGAAAAGCACTATCATCTATTCTGGTGCTGAAAGTGATCCTACATCAAACCTTCAGTTAGTAGAGGTTATTGATGGTGTAGGATGTATTGCTAGAGATTCTGTACAAGATGTAGGTAGTGATATCTTCTTCTTGTCTGATACAGGTGTACGTAGTCTAGGTAGAACTATTCAAGAGAAATCAGGACCATTGTTCGATGTATCAAGGAATGTCCGTGATGACTTGATTGTTGATGTGATCACTAACACAACTACTGATGACATCAAATCTGTGTTCGATGAACGTAACGGATTCTATCTACTTAGTTTACCGTCAAGGATCTACACCTATTGCTTTGATCTTAAACAACGACTACAAGATGGTAGCTGTAAAGCAACTACCTGGACTATAGCTCCTAAGTCGTTATTGTCCACCAGAGACAGGAAACTATACATCAGCCGTGTAGGTTATATCGGTGAATATGGTGCTCTGTACTCTGACAATGGCAGTTCATTCAGGTTTGCTTATTACACATCACACATTGATGCTGGTAATGCCTCTATCATAAAGATCTTAAAGAAGTTTGCCATGCTGGTTATTGGTGGCTCTAACACTGAGATCTTCTTAAATTGGGGTACAGACTATTCAGGTAACTACTCAGCAGCTCAGATAGCTTTACCATCAAGACAGCCAAGAGCAGAATACAACATATCTGAGTACAACATAGCTGAGTACAATTCAGGAACAATCATCAATCAACTAAGACAACAAGTAAGCGGTTCTGGTAGAGTGTTTCAGATTGGTATTGAAGCCAACATTAGTGCTGATGTATTGTCTATTCAACAAATCGATGCCTTTTTCAAAACTGGTAGAATCGCCTAAGGACAACGAATAATGTTTACAGAAGAGGAACTCAGGAATATACTCCCACCTAACTGGGATAAGATGCTTGAAGATGATAGGGTAAAGTTCTTTAAGGATGTTGGTATATCGTCTGAGAACTTAGTTAACATTGGTGTTATTGCTCCAGAAGATGTGTCTTGGTTTACTGGTAAAGGCGTTGCTGAAAAGACAACCACACCATCTTTTTCGCCTATCATGGGTTTTCAAGAAGATAGTGGAACTGTTGTTAGAAGCGCTAAAGATCAGCAAATTGATTGGTTGTTTGAACAAGCTAGGGTTGCTCAGTTAACACCTGCTCAGAGAGCCATTGAAAGTGCTAGATACACAGAAAGCTTAGAAGGCGGTAACGAGACACGATACAATCCAGTTAATTTCCAAGGACGTGACTGGCTTGTTGGCCCTTCGGGTGACAATCTAGTCACTATGTCTGAAGATCAATCAGGTCTATCAGGTAATAATAAACGATATGATGTCTTAGACCCTATCACAGGACAAGTAAGTCAGGTTGTATCTGAAGATCGTTCAATGTGGCAACGATTTGTTAGAGCACTTCCTCAGATTGCTTTGGGTGCTGCTGCTGTTATTGGTGGCCCTGCTTTATTGGAAGCTGCTGGTGGTTTGTTTGGTGGTGGCGCTGGTGCAGCAGAACTTGGTGGCTTAGGTGCTCTTGGAGAAGGCGCTGGTGCTGCTGGAGCTAGGGCAGGTACGGTTACAGGCGCAGGAGCATTAGGCGGTACAGCAGTAGGTGCTGGTACAGGTGCTGGTGCTGGTACAGGTGTTGGTACAGGCGCTGGTGTTGGTACAGCCGCTACAGGAGCCGCCACAGGCGCAGCAGCCACAGGAGCTGCTACAGGAGCCGCTACAGGTGCTGCAACTGGCGCTGCCAGTACATTGTTTAACCCTGCATCGTTGTTTACCACAGCAGCTAACACCTTACTACAAGGATTAACGAACACTAACGCACAGAATGTTCTTGGTGGTTTGATTAGTTCTGGTGCTAACTTAGCAATGAT